TGGGCGGGTGCTGGCTGCTCGCAAGCTCGGGATTGATACCGTGCCGTGCATCGAGGTCGCGCACATGAGCGAGGCGCAAAAGCGCGCCTATGTCATTGCAGACAACAAGCTGGCGCTGAACGCTGGATGGAACGATCAAATGCTCGGACTTGAATTGGCAGACTTGCAAGGCCTTGGCTTTGACTTGGAGCTCACAGGATTCAGCAAAGATGAGCTCGCCTCACTCATGGCACCTGAGCCAACCGATGGACACACAGACGAAGACGAAATCCCAAGCATCCCAGAGCATCCAAAAAGCCAGCGCGGTGATGTCTGGCTGCTTGGAGAGCACAGACTCATGTGCGGTGACAGCACTCAGGCCGATGATCTTGCCAAGCTCATGGATGGTGACAAGGCCGACCTCGTCTGGACCGATCCACCCTACAACGTGGCGGTCGATGGCAAAGCAGGCAAGATCATGAATGACGACATGAGCAAGTCAGAATTCAGAAAGTTTTTGCAAGCGGTCTATGCCAGGTACTTCGAGAACATGCGCGAAGGCGCGGTGATCTACGTTGCCCACGGTGAATCCGAACGCGCAGCCTTCTCGGACTGCTTGGTCGAAGCAGGCCTGAAACTCTCCGAAGTCCTGATCTGGGTGAAGCAAAGTGGAACGCTCTCGCGCCAAGACTTCAACTGGAAACACGAGCCAATCCTCTACGGATGGAAGGAAGGCAAAGGTCACCACTTCTGTGGCGACTTCACCCTGACCACGGTAATCGATGACGATCTGGACATCGACAAGATGAAAAAGGACGAGCTGGTGGCCATGCTCAAGCAGATCAAAGAGCAAATGCCAACCACCATCGTGCGCCACGACAGGCCAACCAAGAGCGATCTGCACCCAACCATGAAGCCAGTCGGACTGGTGCAACGCATGGTGGAATGGTCGAGCATGGATGGATGGATCGTCCTCGACCTGTTCGGTGGCAGCGGAAGCACGCTGATCGCCTGCCAAAAAGCAAACCGAAAAGCACGTCTGATGGAGTTGGACCCGAAGTTTGTCGATGTGATCGTCAAGCGCTGGCAGGACTTCACTGGCAAAATCGCAACACACGCAGAAACCGGAAAACCTTTCGCGGAGGTAAAAAATGGCAACGAAAAAACCAAAACTTGAAGAAAAACCTGTCGTAAAAAAGCATGGAGGCGCTCGACCAGGCACTGGCGGTGCAATGCCAGGCGCTGGCCGACCTGAGTTCGAGCCAACCGATTCCGAGCGCAAACAGGTGGAAGCCTTATCCGGTTATGGATTGCCGATCGATCAGATCGCGGTGCTGGTGCGTGATGGAATCAGCGTCGACACTCTGCGCAAGCACTTCGCAACCGAGCTGGTGTCCGGAAAAGCCAAGGCCAATGGGCAGGTAGGGAAAACCCTATTCCAGAAAGTCATGGCAGGTGACACTACAGCAGCCATCTGGTGGAGCAAGACACAAATGCGCTGGGCCGAAACCCAGAAGCATGAGCTGACTGGCGCAGACGGTGCGCCTCTGGAGTTTGCCAAGATCGAGCGAGTGATCGTCAAGAATGGGTAAAGTCCTGCAACTCCAAACCCCTGAGTGGGCAGTGCCACTGCTAGAGCCAAGCCGCTACAAAGGCGCTTGGGGTGGCCGAGGCTCCGGCAAGTCCCACATGTTTGCCGAGTTGATGATCGAGGCCCACATCATGGACCAGAAGCGCAGAAGCGTCTGCGTGCGTGAAATCCAGAAGTCGCTCAACCAGTCGGTCAAGCGCCTGCTCGAAACCAAGATCGAGCAAATGAATGCTGGCGCATACTTCGAGGTGCAGGAGGCCGTGATCAAGTCGCGCAAGGGCGATGGCATGATCATCTTCCAAGGCATGCAAAACCACACAGCCGACTCGATCAAGTCGCTTGAAGGTTACGACTGCGCTTGGGTGGAGGAGGCTCAAAGCCTGAGCCAGACCAGCCTCGACCTGCTGCGGCCAACCATCCGCAAGCCAGACTCCGAGCTGTGGTTTACATGGAATCCGCGCCAACAAAACGACCCTGTCGACTTTCTGCTGCGCGGTCCGACACCACCAAAAGACGCGCAAGTCCTGAAGGTCAACTTCACCGACAACCCTTGGTTTCCCCAAGTCCTGCGCGATGAGATGGAATACGACAAAAGGCGCGACCCTGACAAGTATCAGCATGTCTGGATGGGAAGCTACCTCACAAACAGCAACACCAGGGTGTTTAAGAACTGGCGCGTCGAGGACTTCGAGGCACCACCAGACGCAATCCACAGGCTCGGTGCAGACTGGGGCTTCGCAGTCGACCCGACCACACTGGTGCGCTGCCACATCATTGGCCGCACCCTCTACATTGACTACGAGGCCTATATGGTGGGCTGCGAGATCGTCAACACACCTGAGCTGTTCATGCAGGTGCCAGAGGCCGAGAAGTGGCCAATCGTGGCCGACTCAGCCAGGCCAGAGACGATCAGCCACATGAAAAAGAATGGCTTTCCCAAAATCATGACAGCGGTCAAAGGTCCGAAGTCGGTCGAGGAAGGCATCGAGTTCCTGAAGAACTACGACATCGTGGTGCACCCTCGATGCATCCACACAATCGACGAGCTGACGCTGTACAGTTACAAGCAAGACCCATTGACCGGCAAAATCTTGCCGGTGCTGGAAGACAAGAAAAACCACGTGATCGACGCACTGCGATACGCTTGCGAAGGCGTGAGACGTTCGGCCATTGCAAAGCCTGCAACATTCACTCCATTGCCAAATGTAAAGAAATGGTGAGAAAATCACACAAAATGAGGATATAACATGGCCCGACTCTCAAACGATCAACGCCTTGCGAACCTGCACGACGAAGCCCTCGCGCAATTCGATGATGTGCAAAGCGCACTGCGCGATGAGCGCCTGCAATGCCTCCAAGACAGGCGCTTCTACTCTCTGGCAGGCAGCCAGTGGGAAGGCCCACTCTGGGACCAGTATGAGAACAAACCTAAGTTCGAAGTCAACAAGATCATGCTGGCCGTGATTCGAGTGGTCAACGAATATCGCAACAACCGAATCACGGTCGACTTTGTGTCCAAAGATGGCATGGAGAACGACAAGCTGGCCGAGGTCTGCGATGGCCTATACCGATCAGACGAGCAGGCATCCGTGGCCGATGAAGCCTACGACAACGCCTTCGAGGAAGCAGTCGGTGGCGGCATTGGTGCTTGGCGCTTGCGCACAGTCTACGAAAACGAGGAAGACCCAGAGGACGATCGCCAGCGCATCCGCATCGAGCCGATCTTTGACGCTGACAGCTCGGTGTTCTTTGACTTGCAGGCCAAGCGCCAAGACAAGGCCGATGCCAGATTCTGCTTTGTCGTCACATCGATGACGCAACAGGCCTACAAAGACACATGGGGTGATGACCCAGCAAGCTGGCCAAAGATCATCCACCAGTACGAATTCGACTGGTGCACTCCCGATGTGGTCTATGTGGCCGAGTACTTCAAGGTCGAGGAAAAGACCGAGACCATCCGCATCTTCCAAACCATCACAGGCGAAGAAGAACGCTACACCCAAGCCGACTTTGCCAAAGATGAAATGCTAGAAGAAACTCTGGCAGCCATTGGCACAGTCGAAGTGCGCCAGCGCAAGATCAAGACCAAGCGCGTGCACAAGTACATTATGTCGGGTGGCAAAGTGCTCGAAGACGCAGGCTACATCGCAGGCAAGTGCATCCCGATCGTGGTCGTCTACGGAAAACGCTGGTTCGTCGATAACGTCGAACGATGCATGGGCCATGTGCGTCTGGCCAAAGATGCCCAGCGCCTCAAGAACATGCAGCTGTCCAAGCTGGGCGAGATCAGCGCCTTATCCTCAGTCGAGAAGCCCATCCTCACGCCTGAGCAAGTCGCTGGCCACCAAGTCATGTGGGCCGAGGACAACCTCAAGGACTATCCGTACCTGCTGATCAACCCGATCACAGACCAGAATGGCAACCAGGCAGTCAGCGGCCCTGTGGCTTACACCCGCAGTGCAGCCATCCCACCGGCAATGGCCGCGCTCTTGCAGATCACCGAAACCGACATGCAGGACATTCTGGGCAACCCAGCTGGCGCAGACAAGATGGTGAGCAACATCTCAGGCAAGGCCGTGGAGATGATTCAGGCCCGAGTCGATGGCCAAGCCTTCATCTACATGAGCAACTTTGCCAAAGGCATGAAGCGCTGCGGTGAAATCTGGCTCTCTATGGCACGCGACATCTACACCGAAGACAAACGTAAGATGAAGACCATCGCGGCAACTGGCGAGGCTGGCATGGTCGAGCTGATGAAGCCCACTATTGATCAGGAAACTGGCGAAGTGGTCATGGAAAACGACCTGACCAGTGCAACCTTCGATGTGATCGCTGATGTAGGACCATCGAGCAGCACCAAACGCCAGGCAACTGTCAGAGCCTTGACCGGCATGCTCCAGATCACCCAAGACCCAGAGACAGCGCAGGTGCTGACCGCAATGGCCATGATGAACATGGAAGGCGAAGGCATTGGAGATGCCAATGCCTACTTCCGTAAGAAGCTCCTGCGCATGGGTGTGGTCAAGCCAACCGACATGGAGGCCGAAGAACTCATGGCCGAGATGCAGGGCAAGCCGCAAGACCCGAATGCCATGTATCTGCAAGCCGCAGCCGAGAATGAAACTGCCAAGGCAGCCAAAGCCAGAGCCGACACCGTCGAAACCGTGGCCAGCGCAGAACTCAAACGCGCTCAAACACTGGAGACGCTTGGCAAGGTCGACGAGACTGCGCAGAACATGGCACTCACAAATGCAGAGGCAGTTCAAGAAATTTTGCAAGGCCAGATCGTTCAGCCAGTTGTAAGATGAATGAAAAAGCGCGAGAATGTGATAAACGGCATCCACCCAGCCGTTCTAATGGGTGAGTTTGATGGGGTCAGAAGATGAACACAAAGGCAGTATCAGGAGAAGAAAACCAAGACGATGACACCATCGTTGTTGAGGACGAAGGCCAAAGCACTGAGCAAACCACCAGCGAGTACCAATCCACTGGCGACCAGGACGATGACCAGAGCACCGAAGATAACGAAGGCGACAACGACGAAGTGATCGTATCCATTGGTGAGGAAGCGCCACCTCCCGAAGAACAGACTCATGCGCCTGAATGGGTAAGAGAGCTGCGTAAGACGAATAGAGAATTGCAACGCCAAAACCGTGAACTGCAAGGCAAGCTCCAAAGCACCGCACAGACTGAGACCAAGCCGGTCGTGCTGGGCAAGAAGCCAACCCTTCAAGACCACGACTATGACGCTGACA